ATGCGTTTTCCGAAAACAAAAACTTATACAAATGGGGATACAACGGATATAAGTATACACGGTCAATCCTTAGAGGTTTACTTTAAAAGGAAATATACTTTTTTCCAATTAGTCGGAGACGTTTTAGTGGGAATTTTCTTTGTAACTGGAAGTATATTAAATTTTTTTCCTTCTACTGAGTTACTTGGACGTATAGCTTATTTATTAGGAAGTCTTTCACTCACTATACGTCCTTTATTGAAAATAATAAGGAATATGTGGATTTATAAAAACTAGCCCCCACGATTAATTGGAGGCTAGCTTTATTTACTTAACTCTTAATCGTTGTCCCGGCTGAATAACATCACCAGTCAAGCCATTAAGACTCTTAATAGCATTAACAGTTGTATTATACTGTTGTGCAATACCCCACAACGTCTCTCCACTTTTTACAGTGTGATAAACCACACCCGTTACTTTTAAGACTTGACCAGGATAAATATCATCACTAGTTAGGTTGTTAAGAGCTTTTAGCTCGCTAACAGTCATATCGTGAGCTTGCGCAATGCTCCATAGCGTATCACCGGACTTAACTGTGTATGTTCCAGGGCCACCACTGCTTTTCTTTCTTAGTCCAAAATGTGAAGCTATTGACTCTGCTAAAGCCTTACCTGTAAGGTCCATCACAGTATTATTACGCATTTTTACAATATCGATAGTCGAGTCCATAAACCCACCCTCAACAAGAATTGCTGGCATACGTGACTCTCGCAGCATGTGGAAATTTGCTGACTTAATACCACGATCGCGTAGTTCCATTGCTCCCACAATAGCTGGATGAATCTTTCTAGCTAGTGCTAGTCCAGAGGACGAACCAGGGTAGTGATATGTCTCTGTTCCTGTCCAAGATCCCCATTGACCTGTATTTGCGTTGTGGTGATAAGAAACTAAAATGTCAGCACCTTGACTGTTAGCTTTATTTGTACGTGCAGTTAGCGATACATCCGTATTCCCTGTAGAATCATCCAAACGAATCACTGTTGCATTTTCATACTCATTTAAATACTTAATTGCTGCCACCACTACTTTGTTATTAAAAGACCATTCTCTTTCACCTGCTGGTGTTCTTTTCCCCGGTGTATTAATTCCATGTCCTGCACCTAATGCGATTTTAGCCATAATAAATCTCCTCCTAATATTTTTGTATTAAAAAAGTGGCTTGCCCGTTTGGACTAGCCACCTATTTAATCAGTTGATTTCGTTGTAAGACTTCTTTCTGACGTTTCCCTTTCCAAGTAACATAGTTGTTTTTAAACCAAGCAGTTGCTGCAGCAATACCTGTAAAAATCATGCTGACTATCTCGCCCCATAACGTTTCAGAACCGGGGATTGGATTTAAATCTGCAGTCACTAAAAACTGGTTAATCAATGCGATTACCAGTACGACAGTACGTATTAACGTTCCTTTATCCATCTTCTCACCTCCCTTCAATTAACTAAATAAGTCAATAAAAAAACTGCAATGGATATGCCTAATGCAATCCATGACGGTAAATTCTTAAATGTATTTTCTCGTTGTTTAACTATTCGTTCTACGTCATCCTTGCTCGCTTTCGAATCGATATTAACTTTCATGCTTTCAATGTCCTTCTCATTTGCTTTAGACCTATTGTTAGCACCTTTAGCTATATCGTAGGTCTCGTTAATTTTATCCTTCATATCTAGCAAATTATCGAGTTTCCCGTTTTGTTCTGCTAACGATACTTTTACTTCCATGAGTACAGTCATGAACTCTTTCATGTCCTCCAGCTCCTTGTCTTGTGACATGCTCGACCCCCTATTTCTTATTTGTGTAATTAAAAAAGACGCTCATATTAGCGTCTTTTTTAATCTATTAAGTTTGGAAATTTATTGTACATATAAAAATTTATTATTATTAATAAAAAAATTATAGACGAAATAATTGAAATTAATATTAAACAAAAAACTATCCAAATACTGTTAAATAAATTGAAATTTAGTACAACAATACATAAGATAAATACGAAAAGTAGAGCCAAAGTAGTAATAGAGAACTGTTTATTCGGGCTATAAAAGGATTTTCTCCAATCATTTTCTAAAGCTACTTTTTTAATAGGTAGGTTATAATAATCATTAATAAATTTAAATTCATTATCACGATTTAATAGTAATCCTTTCTTACCAATTGGCTTAAAAATATCCCATGGCTTTGAGTCATTCTCTAAGAATATTACATATCTTGGCTTTATACTAAATATAAAATTTGCTAACGATAAAATCGTAGAAGTAATAATCAGTAATACCATGAACATTATAAAACCGGAAATTAAAAATAAATCATTTATGTTTTCTTCTGTGGATGACTCATTAAATAAGCTTATTAATGCTAGTAAAAGTGTATATAATAAGGTTGCTGTAAAAATTATAGATAAATATACTTTTAACCTTTGGATATTTGTCATAAGCCTTTTTTCTAGTTTAGTGGCATCCCAATAGTTTACCGAGTACGTAATAATCGTTATTATCACAGTAACTGGAACTAATAAAAATAACTTTTCTATAATCTCCAATTTTAATCCCCTCCTAAATACCTATATCGGACATCAGGAGGGGAATGTTTAGATATAAAAATAACGCTTATTCAGCGCCTTCTGTTGATGTCAACCTCTTTACCACATACTCCTTAATCACTTCTGACAGTCTACCTTCCGCACCTGCCATAAAGTACTCCATGAGTGGCATTTTAAAGCTGCCATTTACGTTTAATTGTTCATCAGGGATTGACGTTTGATCTGTTCCTCTAAAGCTGACTACTCGTAACTCCACATCGTTTTCCGTTATATTTCGTGAGCTCGTTTCCGTAAATTCGTAGTTTGCCATCATTCTGCATCCTCCTCTGTGTTATTTTCGTCAAATGCTTCTACCAAAATAAAATGAGCTTCCGCATGTTTCCCGGAAAGCTCTTTATCATAGTCGTTTACTAATTTTTCTACAGTTTTTAAGGCAGACTCTAAATTTTTATCATCAATTACGAAATCCTCGTCATACAAGTCTTTTTGCTGTTCGTTAAACTCTTTTCTAGTTTTCCTATCTTTAAAGTCAAAACCCCCAGCTTCGTTAACAACCAGTTCACCCTCACTGTCTGTCTTAGCATACTCTTTTAGGAGTGCTAGTTCTTCATCTCCCACCTCCTTGTTTTTATCTGTCAATGCTTTAACAATCCGCATTCTGTGGACGTTTTTCTTACCTTTTGCTGACACCGTGTTTTGTAAAAAGTCTGCTACGTTTTTCAAATATTTGTTTTGTAATTTAATCATTATGCATTCCCTCCAAGTTTTTTCTTATAAGCATTCACATTTCCAATGTTAAAGTTATAGAATACTCTTTCGCCATCCGGGTACCATTGAACTCGCTTGGTTACTGTCGCGATAACAACATAATCAATATCAGGAAGTTCGTATTCTACATGCCAAAGAGTGTTTGTAGGATTAGTAAATAATAATTTGGTGCCTATTAGATTCGCTTCAATTTCCTGATAATCATTACCTGTACCCTTGAAATTAAAAGGCATCGGAGTACCAATGTTTATTGGTTCTTGCCATCTATATCTTCTTCTGTCAACATCATTCACAAAATGCGATTCCTTATGGGATACCATTTCACCATCTACTTCAAAATTAAAAATGTAATCTACCTCATGGATAAAATTCATGCTACCTTCTCCTTTAACTTTTTAATTTCATTTTTGAGGAATTGATTTTCTGTTTTTAACCAAGTAATTTCATTTTCTAATTTAATGTCGAGATCCTGCACAGCTTTTATTGTAGGTGCAATCAGTTGTTCATATTGCATTGAGTACATGCGCTCCTCGCCGCCGCTTGTCACCAAACCATAATCATCCGCATTCACGTTGTGTCGATTCAAAGCCTCTATGAGTTGTTGAGCGATGAGGCCGAGCTGCACGTTTTGCTTTCCTACTTCTGCGCCTGTCGGTTTTAGCCTGTACTGGTGAGTCTTGAGGTCGTTTATAAAGTCTAATCCCAAAACATTGTCTTGAATGTCTTCTTTCAGTCTTTCATCAGACGAAACGAGAGGCGCATTACTAAGGTAAATGTAGCTAAATCTATTGTCACTATTACCGATATTGTACGAGTGACTAAATCTATTAATACCTCGAAAGGTAGTATTAAATCCGTCGTTTTGTGGACGCGTGTCGAAACGATAGCCGCCGTTCCCGCTTCCTCCGTCCTCAATTATTAAAGCTCCGTCACCGCCTGTACGAAGTCTATCGAGATAAACATCACGTAATCTTGCTCCGTTTGCGCCAATGTCGTAATTATAAACACCAGTTGTCATAGGATTCATTGTTATCGTGCTGCCCATAAGGTTAAACGTGTAACCTTTGTCAAATCCAATAGCAGAATTTCTAATCTGAAAAATATTACCGACAACCGAGTTCCCTATACCATCCACATTCATACGGGCGTTTGTATTAGCAATAAATCCAGTGAAATTATCCTCGTCCCTGGCAAATACGCTGGTTCCTAAAGAGGTGCCGAGAAAAGCATATGGAAATCGAGCGTTAATATTATTACCGATACCTACGCCCGCAGATCTTATCTGGACTCCCTCAGGGTCATTAACTGTATATAAAATTCTATTTGCAGTGTCCAGGAATCGGATACGTGCTCCTCCACCTAAACTAAAATCAGCATTTTGCATATGGAGCGTGCCAGTGTTTAAGTTTAAATCCATGTTGTTATTATTGGATAATAATCGACCTGACCTTAAAGTACCCATATTACCGCTAATTGCATCTAAACTTGCAGCACTAATTTTATCGGCAGCAACACTCTTAATCTTAGCATCCGTGATAGCAGCATCTTCAATCTGTAATGTACCAACTACACCTGTTCCTAGTTTTAAACGAGTGATAGCTGCATCAGCAATTGCTGATGTTCCAATAACTGCATCATCAATAAGCGTCTGACCTGTAATGTGATGTTTATTACCTGCAATTCTTAAGCCTTCTGACGATAGATTGATAGATGCGATTACTCCATCAACATCAACTTTTAAATCAATCTCATCAGCTAATTGTGATATTCTGCTTTCCGCCTGTGACATTGATTCAATTCCATCTTCCGGTGCTGGATTCCAGCCCGTTGCCTTTGTGCCTTTTTCTATTTGAAAATCCCATATATCAATAACAAAATTTGGTCCATAATTAGGACGATTGGGTTGAATGTACCAATAGGGTGCTGAATCAGACGGAAAACTTGCAGGTGTACTAAAATGTACCTCATAAAAGTGAGTATTAGTATCATCTGGGTAGTTTTGATCTCCGGTCGACCAACTAGATGGTGGGAGTTTAATTCCATCCCTGTAGGTGGCAATATTATCGAAACTATTAGTATGTCCCGCCATTCCAGTTACGGTACCACTAATTTTCTTTACTTTAAATGTTGCTATATAATTTGAATTGGTATCAAAGTAGTTTCTTGAAACCCTTAAGTAAGGATTGCTTGAACCCGTTTTAGTAAGTCTATAAACATAGCCATTCTGTGTAGCAAGACTCATTGAAAGACTATCATTAGATACAATATTTCTTCCACCAATTTGAATATTATTAACTGTAGTAACTATTTCATCAGCCTTAATTTCTAATTGGGCTAATTTACTTTGCGTACCTCCTAGATCACTACTAATTTCACTGACATCTGCAATAATTCCATCTGCTTTTACATCTAATTGTCCAATTTGACTTAGAGCGCTATCAACGTCACCAGTAATCCTATCAATACTAGTTTCGGTATTTTTTACTCTTCCAGATATACCATCAATAGATACCACTAATTCACTAACTTTATTGTTATATACAGTCAAATCTACTTTGTCGTTTATCAGTTCAAATGTATCTTCTGGAGCTGGCGTCCAATCTAAAGATGGTTTATTTCCTTTAACAAGTTTAATCCATTCAATAGAAGCAGTTTCTGTTATAGTGCTTTGAGGCATATTATAAACACGTAAACTGTCGCTGCTATTATACTCTTTGCCGACAAAAGTACCACGGTACACTCCGTTGTTTTCGGTATCTCGACTTAAATTAATGAGCAAGTTTGTTCCAGCACCACTCATTAAATAAATTCCCCATCTATCTTGAGCAGATGGAAGGTTGCCTTTTAGAGAAATTGAATAAGTAACTCCTTCTACCATTCTCTCTGATAATGAGTATTCTGCTATTTGATAAGATGCGTTACTGATAAATTCATCACTATTTAAAACTAAGTTTCTATCTGCTATATTGATATTATCAATGGCGGTATCTACTTCATTTTTTGTATATACTTCGGTTTTTTCAGCTTTTGCATTTAACTGACCAGGCAAAGCATTAAGTGTTAATGTATGATCACTGACCACTCCATCAATATTTGTTAACTGATTAATAGTTATATTAAGTCTTCCTTCGAGATCATCAACCTCTTGATTGATTGTTGTAATAGTCCCGTCAATACTGTCAGCACGATTGATTAAATCACTAATATTGGCATTAACATCGCCTATACGGTTATCTAAATCTGCAAGGATACGAGTTTCAGTCGCTTCTATTTCTTCTTGCGTATAATTGATAGCCTCCATTGGGCCTGCATTAATACGATCAATGGTGTTTTGCGCTAATTTATCTGCAATGTCAAGATTATCCGCTAAGTGGTCGGCAATGATGGATCCAAACAGAATGTCATCACTGATAATACGTGTAGTGCTTGCAGAAACTCTTGCAGACCAATCAGACGATGTGCCGTGATAGTTGACTGCTCTAACGTAGTAGTACCAGGTTTCATCTGTATTTACTGCATGAGCAAAAGCACTTACTTGACCTCTCCATAATAAGTGCTGACTATCAGGAACAAAATCTGCTACTTGTGAGCCATATACTTCGTAATGCTTGATAAATAACTCGTCAGCATAATCCCAATAAAGCTGGATGACTTCAAAGCCCCCATGCGCTTCTACGTTAACTGGTCTTGATGGTTTGCGGTTAGGAAAGCTGTCTTCGGTTACTTTTGATGGTCTATTTCTTATTTTTTCAACCTCATTAATAACCTCGTCTAATCGGTCATCATCAAGATTTAAAAACTGCCCCATCTCAACAACCATCGTACCTTCAATATCTAGCAAATCGTATTCCATAGCAATAACACGGGCTTGTATTTCTATTGGTCTACTAAAATACCTGTCTATAGCTATAGCTGTATCACCTAAAGAAACTTTGTCGTCAAACAGGTCAAGAGATAAACGATAATTGACTTCTGGATGCTTGTTTTCTTGTAGGTTGTTCCAGGTAGCCCATAATAGTTCTTCTGGATCCTCGTAGTCCTGGTTTCTGAATTCCCCATAACGATGGCGCCAAGCACCTGCTCTAAAACGCTTATACTTATCAAACGCTTCCGGGTCTCCTACCCACATCTGACCTTTTGGTTTATCAACTGGATCACCGTTTGCTTTTGACCAAACAACATCTGCAAAATCAATGTAACGTGTATGACCACCGCCCTCAGTCTCTAACGATACCCCATAACCATACATTGCAGTTTTGGGATAAGATAGCACTGTTCGACCAATCTCTGTGATGTTGCGGTCTACCTCAAGGCGTTGTCCAGTATCGGCTCCTAAACGTTGTAACAGTTTAACTTTACGAGCGACGATGTTATTTTCTTCATCAAACTCAACTACGTCTTTAAACTCACCACCCCACGTTTTGATAATATCTATAATCGCATCTACAACACGCAATCGATAAAAGTTAGTGGATGCTAGGCCCGAATCTATTTCAACTTCACCAATCCAACCAGTATTTTCGAGTGCAGCATCTAATGCAAATTGTGCAGTTCGGTCGGTAAAACGTCTATCCAATACGAATGCTTCAGCAAGCTCCATAAACTCCGGTTCACAAATTGCCGTTGTTAATGGACCATCGATGCTGTCGCTATCGTCAAGCTCTTTTATAACAGCTAACCGTAAGTCGCCTTCATGATCTCGATAAACGACTTTGTTTTCATCTTTTACATATTTAGCATTCTCGCTGTCAGCTTCAACAGTAAAAGAAAAAGGCGTGTCTGGTACGCTGTTTACCTCTAAGCGGTAATGCGTATCGACAAGCCCTGTGTCTCCTGTGATTATAGTTAGTGGTTCATCGTTTTGGCTGAAAATGTATAATTCTGTCATGGGTTTCCTCCTTTCTAGTAGGATTTTCCTATTTCATGTCGAATTACTAAATAGGAAGGGAGGTGAAAATATGGAATACGAAACAAAGGTTCACTTCAAAGATGGATCTACAGCAAGTATGCCTATATTACCAAATGAATTTGATGGCAATATGTTCAAAAAACTAGAAACTGCAATATCAACTGATTCCGATATAATAGTTTATGGTACAAACGGTCAAATCGTTAGAAAAGCAAGAACTGTTCACTCTATCGAATTTGTTATAAAAGGTTAACTAGCACCATTTAATAAAGGGGATTATTCCCCTTTATTAAATTTTATCTCTGTCTCATCAGTGCCAAATGCAAAATCCCTTTTAACATCCGAATTATTCATAACTAGTTTCCCTGTTTTTGTATTTAATATAGTATTCCCATCCTTACTCACAAGTTTACTCATCAATACCGCCTCCTAGTAATATCTTTCATCATAAATTATTTTAGCTGCATGACTAGATCGGAAACTTACTCTCCCGGGATTCAATTCATCAAAATTACTACTCATGCTCACAGATTTTCTTAGATCATTTCCGTTTAAAGTTACTTTCCTGCCTGTATATTCAACAATCAGCTTGTCACCTTCGACAAACTCATAATTAAGCTGCAGATAAATATCCCCTGCCCAAAGCTCAAATCGGTTAGTGTTTTTGGTGAATGTAACATCGATTGTCCAGGGTGTTTTGAGTTGCCCCTTTATTTCATGCTGTTCTGATGTTGTATTGACGTTTATTATTTGAGTTTCCCCTGTCTTATAAAGGCTAATAAACTCCAAAGAAGCAGTTGAAAAAGAAACTATTTCCTCTTCCTCAACCGCTCCATTTAATATCGCCCAATGCGTTCGACTCGGCCTATCATCAAATATTAATGGAGCTTCCTTGTCAGTATTTAACCATTCAGCTACTTCCTCGGCTTTATTTAATAAATCCTCTTTACTATCTGCTTCAATACGTAACGTGACAGGAATAGGAACGGGTTCTGTATCAACTTTTCTAACTCGATGCCTACCTCTGTTTGAAACTATTTCATTATTTCTTGGCGCCCAATACGGACGCCCTCTTTCAACTAATTTTATAAAAGGTTTTCGGACACCATTAAATGTCATACTATTGGTCATTTCGGCATCCTCCTTTTTCTATTTTGCTTACGGTGCTGTTTGTTCGTTACATGCGGTTCTACTAGTTCACCAACTGTACGACTATCCATAACAACAGATAAATCCTTTCCTTCTTCAACAGCTTTAGCAATTCTTTTTAATTCGAATAAAATTTCCTTGTTGCTCTTATCATCTGTAAAACCTAATCTATCGCCTGTATCTTGCCAGATACGCTGCTGTCTTACTCGTTTAGATGGATCATGACTTATAATCGATTCAGCCCAACCGCCTTCTGCAATCCAAGCGAGTTGTTTCGTGTTTACAATTCCACCATCTGCATAGCCTACACCTCGATAGGCATTGGCAAGATTACCATAGCGTGATACTGCATAACGGATGGATGCAAGCATATTAGAAAGTGGATCCCAAATATTTTGATTAAATCCTGGCATTGCGTGCGCTCTAAAAGTTGGATCGATGACTTGCATAAGTCCTTTAGATGGAGTACCTCGTTTGGCATTACTATCCCATAAATTAATAGCGTTAGGATCCCCACCAGATTCAGTTTGCATTTGATAAAGCAGGCGTTGTAGATTAGCAGGTGTATATTGCCCAGTCATTTGTAACGCATTGGTTGCTACGCCTGACCACCGTTGGACACCGCTACCGGTTGATGGTACACTGCTTGAAAAGACATCTAGCTTTTCTTTGATAAAATCGACGGCTTTGTCTTTAATCATGGTGAATCCAGCCTTAGCTATATCGCCAGTAAAGCTACCACCTCTTGGCGTTTCAATACCTAGTGTTTTTAACGCGATGTTGAGTAGCTTTCCTGGTTCCTTAACATAATCCCACACATTTCCAGTCCATTCGACAACTTTTTCTCCCGCTATCTTAGCACCGCGCCCTACTGCTTTACCTGCGTCAACAGCTACCTCTTTTACTTTAGTAGCACCTCGTTTAGTTGCTCCCCATGCGCTTTTAGCAATATCACCAATAGAACTGTTACCACTCTTATATGCAGGGATACTACTAAGCAATGTTTCAGTATCCTCGCCAGATAAGATTTTTGTTCCTTTAGGAGCGTTCATTAAGGTATCAGTGTCTGGTGACAACATTGTTCTTCCATCAGGAGTTTGAATCAACTCTTCTTTTCCACCATCACCGACAATCATAAGTCCACCCTTATGTTTACCGCCTTTAGCAAACTTTGGGATAGTTACTTCGTTTATCTGATTGCTTTCACTGACACCAATTTTGTCTAGAACCCAGTTTATACCACCAATAACACCATTCAAGCCGTCTTCAAGTAGCCCTCCCATTTTGTTTACGACTGACTTAGCGCCTTCTTTTACTTTGTCTGCCATACTCTTAAGTCCATCGCTAATTCGACCAGGTAATTTTTTAGCAGCATCAACAATGTCGTCAAATTTACTCTTTATACCATCATAGATACCACTAAATATTTCTGATGTGCGTGTCTTCAAGTTGTTCCAGGTATCTCTAACTTTTGTAAAGATATTAGAAACAGTATCAAAGATAAAGTTTTTTACTTTATTCCAAATATCTTTTATAAAGTTCCAAATCGCACTAAAAATATTGGTTGTGGTATTTTTTATTGATGTAAAACGATCTTTTACGAAATTATAAATTGCTAATAATACCGTCTTAAATAAATTGGTAATAGTTGACCAAATAATGCTGAAAAAGCTAGCAATCGCATTGAAAACTGTTTTAATAAATAATGCGATTAAATCAAATACGCCTTTAATAATTGACCATATAATTGATGTAGCGCTACTTAAAATCTTCTTAATCGCATCCCACATCCCAGACCAGTTACCAGTAAACAAGGAGATGAAAAACTCTAAAATGCCGATTACGATATTTAGTGCGCCTTCAATTACTTTAGTAATGACTGGGAAGACGGTTTGTACAACTTTTAGAATAAACTCAATTCCTGGCACTACAACTTTTTGAATTACCGTTACCAATGCCTCTAATATAGCCATTGCGACTTTCATTGCTGTTTCAATGATCTTTTGGATAATAGGAAAAGCCATCCGCACTATTCGTAACACCAGTGGTATTACTGCTTTAGCTAACTCCAAAATAATATTTACAACTGATGTTATAAGGTCTATGACAATGGGAAGTACAGTTTTGATTATGTTCAAAATCATCGGGAATACTGACTTTACTATAGATAGGACCATCGGAAGCACTGCTTTGACTAATTCCATTACGACATCGATCAATGATGTGAATATCGAAATCACCATAGGCAGTACTGACTTAATAATCTTCAAAACCATAGGTAAAACAGCTTTTACCGCCGATAAAATCATTGGTACAACAGCTTTTACAAGTTCTAGCACAACGTCTATCAGTGCTGTAAACAAATTCATGACTAACGGTAAAACTGTTTTAACGAGATTTAAAATGACAGGTAATACGGACTGGACTACAGATAGCAACATCGGGAATACGGCTTCCACTATTTCTAAAACAACATCAATAAGCATCGTAAAGACTTCTACAGCCACTGATATAACGCTTTTAACAATGTCCAATATCAGTGGGAATACAGATTTAAAGACTTCTAGTAATGAAGGAATAACAACCTTAACTATTTCACCGATTGTTGTTACGATTGTTAGTTGAAACTCAATCCATAACGGAACTATTTCCTTTACTACATCTCCTACAACTTGACCAATTTCTTTGAATAGATCAGCAAAGGTTACGCCTAATTCCACAAAGGTTTCTCCTAGTTCTTGGAACGTTGGCTTTAATTCGTTGATACTATCTGCAATCACTTCTTTTGTCTTGGCAAATTCGGGTCCGAGTTCTGCCACAATTTCGCCAAAAGCCTTATTAAACTCATCCAGTATAGGTTGTAAAGCTTTTAAAACATTAGAAAAAACACTCTGGATAGCTCTCCAAGTGTTATCAATGAAGTTACGGAAATTTTCATTTGTTCGATATAGCTCTGTAAAAATGTTTATCAAGGTCATGATTGAACTGATAATCAATCCAATTGGACCAGTTACACCTAACATTCTTGCACCCATTCCGATTAGGGATGGAGCTACTAGTGTTGCAACACCACTGAAACTCTGGAAAGATTCAATTAGAGATTCGAAATACCTCTTTACGATATCCCCAGCTCTACCGATTAATCCGTTCGCTATCGAATCTGATATTCGTTGACCAACGCTCTCGAATGCTTGTACAGTACTATCAATCGATGCATTAATTGCATCTGAAATCTTACCACCTACACCGCCAGCAAATAATGAAGCACTCTCTAATCCAGTTGAAATGCCTTCTCCTAGATAACTAGCTACTTTCTGCCCGGATTTCTTAACTTGGGATAGCATGTTATTCATCCCAACAATAAAGCTATTCATAAACCAGTCAGCGATTTTCCCACCAAACTGACTAATTGATGAAGCTATATTGTTTAAAACAGGCATAAAACTAGCACTAAACCAATCAGCAATATTTTTGCCAACACTGCTGAAAAATGAACCAACAACTTTAGCTGTATTGACTACTACATCGCCAACAGCAACTGCAGCATCTTTTACGACTTCAAAAGCTTTGCTAACTGCCTTTTGGAAAGTTTCTGAACGTTTGTAAGCTGTGTATAGTGCAGCACCTAAGCCAATTAATATTGCTGCTACTAAAACAAACGGATTCTTAAGCATAGTAAGGTTTAATGCTCGCATTGCTGCATTCAATGCTAACAGCATCCCTCTAACTCCGCCCCCACTTACTACCATCGCCAGATGTGCCGCTCTTTGTGCTTTTGCTAATGCAATTGATACCTTTGTTAACACGTTTCCTGTTTTCTGAATAGCGATAGCTGCAATTAACGCCGAACGATAAGCAAGAATATACGTTACTACACCCGCAATAATTGGAGCAAATATCTTCATTCCGGATATATACTCTAATGTCGGAGCAATCACGCTTTTAAGTACCTGAGCTAATACAGTAAAGACACCTACAAGTGTCATCCCTACCAAGGATGCAACAGGTTGGAGTGCTTGGAATAAATTCTTGACAGTTCTACCTAAACTTTGCATAAAACTTCTTAAATCAGATAATGCGACCTTTAAAGGTTCTACTGCAGGTTTCATCATTCCGAAAAAGTTTAGAATTCCAGAAACCATAATTCCAAATGAATTGCCAAACCATTTCATGAAATCTTGCAGTGGGACTTTTATCGGTTCCATTAGGTTAGCCATTCCGGATGATATAGATGATTTCATACTGTCTACGGATCCAACCCAAGTATCCTTCATCTTTTCCATTAGACCGCCCATACTTGCAGTGGCGCCGGCAACTCCATCTGTTCCTTCTTGCATCCCCTTTACCAAGTCATCAATGGCTTTGGCAGATGACATTGTACCGCTAGAAATTTCCTTCTTCATCTCATCCACTGACTTATTTGCTTGGTTAGCGAGAATCTTTAAAGCTGGAACACCGGCAGATGCAAGCCTATTAATCTGATCCATGGATAATGTTCCGGATACCTGCATATCACCGAATGCACCAGCTATTTGATTCAGTCCTTCAGCACCTTTACCAGAACCCGCTGCTGCATCACCAATCGCTTTCATGGTTGGGATTACTTTCGCTTCATCCATACCAAAAGCGACTAGATTCCTTGCAGTTTCCGCTAAATCCGGGAATGCGAAAGGAGTTGTTTTAGCAAAGCTTAAAACATCATCCAAAAAGCCCTTCGCCCGCTCTGCATCACCCATCATAACTTCCAGTGATACTTGTGCATTTTCAATAGCAGATAAACGCCCCATACCTGTAGCCGCTAAACTTCCTGCGCTCAACAGACCAAGAACAGCAGCGTATCCCTTAACAACGTTCGTTGCTTCACGAAATGGAGCTACAATACCACTCATGATACTTTTTCTAGTTGTAATAGATCCTTGTGAAACGACAGGGGGAATACTAGATAAAGAGTTTTTCATGTTATTAACTGTCGATATAACATTCTTACCAGATGTGGTCATATACGTTCTAATTCCACGTATAGCTTGATTGAATTTGCCTGTTTGGGTAGTTGCTTCCCCTAAACCTTGTCGAACAGAACTAACCCCTGTAACGGCTCTTTTTGCCATTTTAGGGGTGTCAGAAAAGTTTTTATTTAACGTGTAAACCGTTTTATTCATAGCATCCATACTGTCAGATGCCTTTTTAACAGCATTTGGAGTCTTTGCAACTACCTTATTTACATCAGTTACCGTTTTACCTATATCCCCGACACTTTTAACCACACGCTTTGCTACTACTGGAGTTTCAGAAAAACTCTTATTTAAATTGTAAACGCCTTTGTTGATGGTATTAATGCTCTTATCGACCCTTTTTGCTATTTTAGGAGTCTGATCTAAACTTTTATTTAAAGCATATACTTGTCCACTTGCCGTTTTAAAACGTTTCGTAGTAACGTCTGTCTGTTTATTCGTCTTTTTAAAAGCATCGTTTAACGCCTTGTTACTTTTCGCTAAAGCATTAGCGTCTTTCTGGATAGACTGAAAGGCTTTCTTGAGTGCTTTTGCCTCTGCTGTAAACCTTGTTCGCAGTTCCTTAATAACTGTCATAGGTTACCTCCTTTCTATCCGTTATTTTCAATTAATTCATTGGGATCAAAATCCCATTCATATAATTTCTTTTTCTCTTTTTCCTTACTTCTCGGCATTAACAAGCTTTCAAACTCTTTCTTAGCTTGCTGAAACTTAGGGTCCGGCTTACCCATCTGTGGTTGCGAAAATATATTAGATAGATACTGGATATACATTCTTGCTTTTTCTTGCTCAGCTAGATTTCTCTCTTCATCGAGCTCCATATCCATATATTTGAATAACTCTACTGCAGGGCTTGTTACAACTTCTTTCCGACCTCCGAGTTTCTTAGATAGCTTGAATATAAAGGCTTCTTCTATGCTTGCTTCTCTTCCAGTTGTGTCCTCTTCGGAAAAAGATTCATAACTTTCACTTGTGACTTCGTCAATGCCAAAGACTTTTTTGCACGATTGATTAATTTATCAATGTCATTTACTTGAATTACTGCATCATAAATATCAAACACGTCTTCAGGCTTTTGCTGCATGAATACGTCATATTCAACATCCGATAAGACAGATAACAGTTCGAATGCCTTTTCTGGAATTTCTGCTAGCAGAACATCCATAGCACCCAATAACTTTTGGACAAAGCCTTGATCTAAATCATCAGCATTAATTTCTGCTCCTTGTTCAGCAAAAATTTCTTCGAATAGCGATTTCAAATGTGGATCATTTTGAGCTAACTTCATGACATCTTTGACTACCTTAATTGCACGTGTAATTTGAAATAAGTTAAGCTCCTCAACTTCATGTTGAATTGTTTCCACTGTGTTTTCTTCCTTGATTTTTAGATTTACTTTCATTTGAATCCTCCTAATTTGTTGTAAATAAAAAAGAAGAGCAGGGAGATGACCTACTCTTCAGGTACTTCTTGGCTTGGCCAAGGAAGTTCAATTGTATTTCCATTCGATAATTCAAATATAATGTTGGTTCCGTCGGATGTTGCTCCAACAACACTTACGCCATCTGTTCCTGGTGAACCCGGGTCCCCTTTATGTCCTTTCAGTGATTCTAACCATTCTCGTTCCGTACCTTCAAAACCGTTATCGACTGCAATATCATAAGCTGATTTCCCATCAGAGCCGCCCTGTAAAGTTACTGGAAGTGGATTGTTCTCTGAAATAGCAACCGGGTTATCATTAGCATCGTAAAACTGTGGTAAACCTACTTTCGTACCAAAAATCTCGGTAAATAAAATATCTTTATCTGTCTTAGGCATCGTGTTCCTCCTTTAATTTATCGCCATTCAATCAATAAAAAAAGCCAACGAAGGCTGTTGAATGGCGTTTATTCGTTTGGGGACGTATCTTCCGCGTTTGGGTCCACACCACCACGATAGAAGAAGTTACCCGGCTTAGAAGCGTCAAATCCTTCACGTGGCATCATTGTTAGGGTAATCGTAAAATTACCTTGTTCTGCGTTATATTCACGTTCAAACCCACCGATAGAAGCCATGTTATAGATATTCCAGTCCCTGTCTTTAATGGAGTCAGGTAAAATTCGTGGATGGATACGTACTTTGCGGCCTTGAACTTTCGTACCGATTTTAGCATCCATCGCCCCAACCTCAGTTCCACCTTCCGTTTCTGTAATAGGCTCGGTGGAAGCGAGAGCAAGTTCTAAAATCTCTGCATCCTCTTGTCCGGCAACAATCACTACTTCACCTTCCCAACCAGATAGGCGACGTTCTACAACCGTTTCGCCAAAGTCTACAAATGTAAACTCGGTGTATTGAGGCGTTAAGTTTAAAGACCCGCCTTCTGCTTGCAAGTAGTCTTTACCATCAAATTTAATTTGATTAGCCCCTTCGCCGATGGTAATGTCAGCTACACCATAAATATATTGTTTTTCTTCAGCCATCTATTTTTCCTCCTTTAAAGTCACGTCAAAATTGACGCTGTATTCCATAATTCCGTTGTTATCTCCAATACGTAACGGGTCACTTGCAGCCATAACAAAAAGGACAAGATAATGTTTCTTCAACACTACTTGTCCATCTTTCTCGTAATCTACAGCAACTCTAAAGTTACTCTTCTTATGCAGTTGTTTATAGGTTAATTCAGCTGCTAGTTTTGCATAATCCCAATCACTCGACCGTATCCATACTTGATAGCCAGGATAGCGGTATTCGGTATCGTACCTATCAGGCTGGCCGCTTGAAGTCGAATAAACAGTACCAGTACTATCCTCCGCAGAATAATAGTCAACTGTCCAGGTTAAACCAGGGATAACAGCTTCGAGTTCATTCATTAACGCTTCTTGTATCATGATTTACTCCTTAAGATGCGGTCTATCGCCTTTTCATTCATTTTCTTATAATCTGGTTCGGTAGCTTTAATCGCATTTTCAAGATACTTGCGACCAGGACGATATCCTCGCCACATCGATTTTCCTCTCGTTCCAGCACCTAGACCATCAATATAATATCCCGGAGAATGTCTACCTCTTTCATATTTGTCATAAACACCTGGGCGATAAGGCTCTTCGTGACGTCTTAGAGCATAGTCACTATTAGAACCACCTTCTACGATGACACTAGCACCGCTTTTTTGCGCCTTTTGAAAATTAATTGAATCCTCCAAATCACCATGATTATGATGAACAAGTGCTTTTGCTCCTTCTTCTACTAGCATGCCGTATTTTGTATATTCTTCTAACAGCACTGGTTCAACATTGCGTTCCATTTTTTTAAGGACTTTGATATATTTGTCAATGCCGATAAATTCAACATTAAAAGCATTTTTCCTAGCCATCAACAAACACCGTCCTGTAATAGACTTTGATGCCTGATAGATTAGTAGCTTCATCTTTTGCAACAATTGTACCAGTACCTTCTTTTCCATCAATTGTCACATAATCTAGTTCGGTTCCGCTATCCGGATTAAAGTCACGCGGTAAATCAATTTCGAGATTAACACGGCGTTCTCTTCCGTTTGCATCCCGTACTAATTGTGACTTGAATTGAACACGTGCTTTTGATTCGATTGGTTCTGTTTGCGGCCTCCCATACTTGTCGTTAATTAGCCTGCCGTTTTCGTCCAAAATAGGTACATTTGCGATGACTTTTTGTCTCATAGGAGGAATCATATTAAACGACCTACCTTTGCTCTAGGAGCAGGCTCTAGCAATTGAATAACCGTCGGAGAAATCTCTGTTCCATCGAATGCTACAGATACACCCTTAACGCTATAAGATTTCACACCATGGCGTTTCAATTTAGAGAATTCCTCTTCCTCCCCTTCAAGCATGTAAAGGACTTGTAAAGCAACCGCACGATCTGTGATAATTTCTACCTTGAAGTTATCTTTTAACAACTCATATGCATCGAAAATGATTTTATCTTGGTCTGTACTTTCTAATTCTTCATACAGGTGATTTCCATACATTTTATCGAGATATTCTTTAATAGATTCATTGGTGATCAAATTGATCACTCCTGTTCAGATGCTTCGATAGTCTTAATTAAATCTTCTTTTTTGAGCTTGGTGTAATCCTCAATACCACGTTCTTCAGCAATTATCTTAAGTTCATCAACTGTATGTTCTTGAAGTGACTTTTCACCTTTTTGTTCTTCAAGGTTAATTAGTTCTACCTTGTCACCTAGACGATCACCTTGTTCTTTTGTCAGTTCTACTTCCCCATCTGTAGGAATAATTTTTCCTTTATGGACTAAATATGCTTTAGCAATATATTTTGGCATTTGATTTCCTCCTTAATCTTTGAAAATGAAATAGAGCGCCAAATTAGACGCTCATAATTACAATAGATTGTGGACGTTTTATAGCTGGGAATACTGTTTCCCCAATAAAAATAGCTTGACTTGGCGGATTAGTTTCCTTGATTTCAGTAACGGAATAAATTCCGCTTTGGTAGTTTTTCTCAACTGTTGGTCCTAAGTATGTGTTACCTAGTTCATCGCCAAGAAATACTACTTTATTGTCTTCAAGCAATGGTACTTCTCCGTTACCATAAACATCAATCACATCGTCGTTAATTTCATATGGTGGTAAACCTAGTGCAGTTAATACATTTGAAATATCATTTCTAGTTAATAAACGTTGCCCGTTGTTGGTACCATATACTTGAACACGAATCTGATCATTATTTAATAGGTGCGCTTCGGTAGCGCTAGTCATATGCATAACACGTGGCTTTTGTCGCTTATTTTCCTTTTGATACTGTTTAACTGCTGCCCGAATATCTTCTAATGGTGTAGATGCAGAATTTGACCATGCAGTAGTAACACTGATTTTGTTACCCTCTGGAATTCCGAAGTTAACATTCAAATGAATATCGTTTTCGTCATCGTCATATTCAAGTACACCATTGTATACTGCTTGAGCACGCATATATTCTTCAACATCATAAACACCTTGGATAAGATCGTCTGTTGTATCATATACGTAATCGATGGCTTGATTCTTTTCTTCATCATCTCTCGGACGATTAAACCGTAGCAACTCTTCCTCATCCAAACGTGTTCCATGCTGTACTTTCGCTACAGAACCAAACGCTTTTTGTAAATCTTTCTTATCACGTAAGGGTGCAGATGCATTAAATCCAGTTATGCTTGCTGCTTGACCATACTTACCGTTAATCACATTGTACGAGAAGTTAATATCTTTTATCGTTTTGTTCGGTAGTACGTTTCTAAGTTTATATTCTTTAGCTACAGGTACGTTTTCTACGTAACCTTGAAATTGTTCCCCTTGAAATTCTTGTAAATGTAGTGGCATTAATTATTCCTCCTTCTTACGCATCGAAGCGTAAATACCCTTTTACTTCTGCCTTAAACCCTTCAGTAACACCAGTGCATTTGCTTTCTAATGGATGTCCTGCGATAAGCACACCTACAATTGGATTGGAACCATTCACAACTTTTACATCGTGAGAAGTTAGTCCAGCACCTTCACGTGTTTCTCCCTCTTCTGCATCTGTCCACGGAACATAAAAACCATCATCACCTATATAAACTGCTGTACCAGCTTTAACATACTCGCCTGTAGTAAATTTAGAAGCGTCTAAAGTTGCTCCACCTGTTTTATATTCAGTTCCTACGTTATTACGTAAAAAGTTTTTACCAGAAACAATATCAATCTTTGTAGGCTGTAAATTCATTGTTATTCGTCCTCCTTTTTATGTCTTTCTAATGCTTTTTGGCGACCAGCTTCTTTCGGGTTCACTTTCTTTTTCTTGTTACCTTTTTGACGGGATCCAGGAACAAAAGTAGTCTTTCTTTTCTTTTTCGCTGGCTCTTCTTCCTCATCCTCCTCTTCATCATCTGCGGCACCGAAATACTCTGGGAATTCCTCTTCCAATTCCTCGAATAATTCTTCAAGATTTTCTGCTTCCCCATCTTCATCCAAATGAATGTCATCCACGTTGATCAGACGTGCTAACAGTTTTGGACTTACATCATTATCGACAGCATATTCTTTGACGAGAGCTCTCTTTTCTCTACGTTCCGCCCGCAGGAGGCGTTTTTCTTTATCAGTCAGTTCTGATTTAAGTGTTTCAAGTTCTTCGTCTTCATCATCATCTTGATTTTGTTTTTTCTTTCCAGCCTGTTCTTTGAGTCGGCGATACTCTTCTGGATCAATACCTTCATACTTCTTCATTCGTTTACTTAATTGACCTTTAAATTTAGCATTGTATTGTTTTTTGAATTTAGGGTCCTTAAGTAATTCATCCAAGTCCGGAACATCATCCTCTGGATCTTCATCATCGAGATCGTCTTCAGAATCGTCCTCTGGGTCATCGTCATCCCCATCAGCAAAAAATTGCAGTTGCATTTTTAACGGCTTTGTTTCCTCTTTCGTTATCGTAGAAAGGTGACGCTCAAATAATGAGATAAACCATGTAAGTAATCGTTTTAACATTTCAATTTCCTTCCTCTGCTTAGGTGCAGGAGCCATTACTCAAGTTGTTCTTTAAAGCCTGCAATCATGGAAAAAGGCATAATAAAAACACCTAGCGCTTGTCTGCCAGGTGTTTACTTACTACCGTCAACAATATTATTGAATTTCTCTAAATACTCTTTTCTGACCTTTTCCGGTATGCGCTTATCCTCGGTTATTTGATGGATAAGAGTAATCATACCTGCTACGGCACCAAGCATTTGATTTGGATTGTTTTTCTTTGCCATATTTATCAACTCATTCCTTAATTGATTTCAAAGCATCTTGATAATCTTGCATTAATTTCTGGTAGTTTTCTGAATTAGCTCTCTTCATACGTTTAAATGCACCTAAATTTGCTGGAGCATCATCACCTAATAGCCCTTTAATATCTGCATATCGCTTCTTTTCATAATTATTAATGCGATTGAGGCGCTGTTGTTCTTCATATGCTTTCTTTTTGGATGCTGTCCTGGTGTCTTTGTTAGGATTGAAATTCTTCCATTTGCGCTTAACCTCTTCAATTTCTTTAGCAGACTTAAATTCAAGTACAAACGGCCGAGTAGATCCCCTGCAGTTCGCATGCCTTGGTGGTAGTGGGGCTTCATCTGTAGTCGGGAATCCCTCATGTTCACCAGTTAAACTAACCACAATACCGTTATATTTGGCACATTCGGCACATCCATCACCACGCTCAAATATTTCTACCAATCCTACATCATTTTCTAAATAGCGATTTTTAGCACCCTGTACATTTGCCGTTTTTAAGTTAGTTCGTACTGTTACTTCTGAATAAAAATCAAGTGGCAACTTTCTACCATCAATGGTCATGAAGCTTGTCATACCTTCTTTAGCGAACGAATCAGCAACCCTTTGAGTTATTACTCTTCTAGGCTTACCATGAATAATTCCACGCTGTAATTCGTTTTTAACGGAGCTGAGAGCATTTTCAATACTTCCAAGAGTGTTTCTTCTTGCCGTGCGAATAGCTGCTTTCAAATCTAGCATGGTGTTATCTGTTATTTCTGAAACTGCCTCCATATGGACACGATTTGCAAATGCTGTTGCAACTTGGCCACTACTCGATATACTTCCAGCTAATCCATTTATAGGGTTTATCCCTGTGCTATTCAATGCTCTAGTTGCTTCATCTAAGCCAGAAAAGTATTCCTTGAGAGATTCAGAAGGAATAACTTCTTCGATAGCTGCATCAATTCGAGCAAACATGCTGTCTATGATCTCTAATGCTCTTTTCGCTTCCCTGTCATTTGCTAGGTTTGCAACATGAAGCAATTCTAATATTTCTAGCTTCATAGCACGGATAATTTCTAATAGTTCTTCACTGTTCATTACTCATCATCCTGTACCGGATTACCATCAGCATCCCTATTTCCCATAAACTGCTGTAATGTCTGTCTACCATTCATTAATGAAAAACTATCATCACCAGATTTCTCAGCTTCAATACGAGCAATCTCTTCACGTATCCATTCTTCGGATGCATTAGGGTTATTTCTTCTAAGCGTTGTTTCAAGTGATTGTGTCGGTATGTCATTCGCACCCTCAAATGCCATTTTGTTTTCTTCAATCAATTCCTTACGACTAATTGGAATCATCGATTTAAGCATGATTTCTGGTTCCTCTATCACAACAGCATCGTCATTATAGTTAGCAAGCCACAACGCACTTTCAATCAACTGCTGCAAGAAGTAAATATATTCAGATTGAATTTGTTCGGCCTTAATTAACGATGTGAACAAATCATAAAATTTAGCCACACCAGATTGAGCACCTGTTGCAGTAGTCTTGTCCATGTAAAAATCCACGACTTTTTCAGATGTCTTAGTTTCCATAAGCATGAGTTTCATGAGGTCTTTTACCCACTGAATATCGCCAATTTTAGTAATATCAATCTGAATTACTTCCAATGCTTTTCCCTGGTCATCGAACGTGGTAACTTCTAGATCACGATGATCTATTTTTGATTCATCACCGTATCTTTCATGCGCCTTTTCCATTAGTGCTTGCATAACTTCTTTAGAAACAGCAATACGTGGCTTTCCATTACGCTCAAATGTGATAGCGTTCCTTGTGAGCGTCCAATTGATTTCATCCTGTTTACCATCTTGCCCTTTTAAGCATGAAGTACCTAATGGATTCATGAATGTTTTTTCATTCGGCCAATAAATAACAAAAGGTCTACCTCTACCTAGATAAACCTTTTCCAACTCTTTCATATCTAGAAGCTTTTTTGCTTCATCCTCGGGAACTTCTTCCGTTTTACGTTGTTCATTAAGTATATAAAGCATGTGCTTGGTGTGTAGATCACCATCTTTTACTTCCTCACGGTACACATGCAAATACTCTTCATCGTCTATTTCAATTTCATAGGCTAAATCCACTCCTAATCCATTATCATGAGGGTAATACACGTCTCTAGCTTTAAATTCTAAACGTAGCCCTAATTCGTCATTCCAAGGTACACCCACTAGACCTCCATCAACTTGTTGCTGCAAGATATTTCCCCAATGCTCAAATGCTAGATTGCTATTCTTTTGAATCTGATTAATAATTTCCTGCTGTACATGGATGATTCTACTTACTTCGTCTCGTGGTTCATCCACTAACTCGTCTGTTTCTTGGTTAATGTTTTCAGTTTGAAAATCATCCGGCGATAAAGAGGACTGTATATTGCCGATAGAGCGACTTACTAGCATTGCGGGTATCTCAGGTATCAACTTACATATATTCGCTACTAGGTATGGTGTTTGAACGTTTTTGGCCCGTTCTGTACCATACATAATGTTGTCTATAATCTCTCCTTTGGCTATTAACTCCTTAGCGCGCGGAAAAATCTCAGAATGCTTCCCTTCGTACAGACTACGATAATAAAATATGTTACCGTGTGTTTTCTCAATTACAGAAGCATCAAATTTTGTCCAGCTTGGCATATGATCACCTTCTTTCTGTTTACCATGCGTTTACGCTACTCACTTTAGCTTTTGGAGCAAATAAGATTGTATTTACAAAATATCTGTCTGCATCCATTGCGTGGTCAAACTGTTTAATTGGTTTGTCTTCCCCTCTATCAGCTGCCTTTTTGTCCCAAACATAAGATGAGAACTCTCTAAAAGTCTCTTTACAACAGTCATTAAAGAGAATCATTTCATCCATCAAGGCCGTTTGCACGTTTCTTATTCCATCGAGAACAGCATTCTTAGCTTCAATAACGTAAAATCCATCTTTCCTCAGTTGGGCGATAAAACTTGTTGCAGATGGATCCACAATAATTCCTTTTGTGCGAATACCTTTGACGAATGCTTTTAAATCCTTGCTGTATTCAACATCCGTTTTCTGTCTGGAAGAGTTACGACCATCATAATAATACTCTTTGATCTTGTACCATTTGCCTTCGAACTTACCCCACAAACCAAATGTAGAGGGGTTCTGAGTTCCATAGTCGATTGATACATAGTATTCTGTGTATCTTCTATCTTTTGTTTGAACAGAATGCTTGTCCTTGTCGAACATGTCATATATAACACCTTCAGCAAGCACCCATAACCCAAGAATGAATCGCTGATAAAATACTCCTGTGAACATTCGTTTATAACGATTTATTACTCTAGCAGATAAAGAAGGGTTATCATCCATGGTAAAATGCAGACGAATAAGATTCTTCTCTTTCAGCTTGTCGATGTATTTTTCTTTAAACCAATGATATGGACTTGCTGGGTTACAGTTATACCAATACTTTGAGCCATCTACTGAACAACGGGCTTCCGCTTGGCTAACAAATGATTCAGGCATCAGTGCAGCTTCATCGAAGAACATTCCAGCCAGTGTTATCCCCTGTATCAAGTCCTGTGACCTTTCATCTTTTCCACCAAAAACATAAAAGTAATTGGTCACCCCGTTTTTAGATATGGTTAAGAAATTATCTGCCCTATGATCTTTAACTAGATATCCTCTGGACTTAAGCATTCGCTTTAATGGAGTAATAACGTTACGTCTAAATGCTCCAATAGTTTTTCCTGCCATTCCTAGGTTTTCTTCGTTAAAGGTTTCCATAGCCCACATTACGTAAGAAAGTGACATAACAACCGTTTTACCAGCACGAACGGATCCGTCGCAAATAATGCCATCTTTATCTTTCATTGGGGATTTAGGATGCCACCAGGTCAATACCTTTTTCTGTTTCTTAGAGAATGGACTAAACTTAAATAATGCAGGTTTAAGCTTCTTCGGTTTCGGAGCTTCCATCGTCGCCGTCATCGTCCCACACCTCCACCGCAGCATTACCTAAAGCTTCAATAAATCCATCATCCTCATACTCGATTCCATCTTCTCCATTTATTTTGGCAATCTCAGCCTTCATTTTATTAATCTGGATTTGTAGCAACTGTTCTTTCAATGGTTGCTCTCCGTATGATTTCTCGATATCATATTTTTGTTTAACGGCCTTAACCAATTGATTAGTTATTCTGGTCAACGCTTCCTCAATATTCATAATGTCATCGATTTTACGGTAATGAGTTTCTTCAATTTCCGTAACCACTAACGCAGAAGTTTTAACAGGAACCTTGTGTTGGACTCCATCCTTTTCAATAACATGAATATCCTTCGAATCTTTTAACTGTTGTAGCACTCTTCTTTCTGATTCATTTAATCCATTCTCTAACTGTTTAATCCGCTTCATCATTCTACGCTGCCTAATAGATAGCTCCCTAATAGTTATATCAATTTGATAAAGTGGGTCAGTCTCGATTGATTCGAATAATTCCTTTTCATCATCATCCAGATAGTCCCACATGATAGTTTCATATTCTCCGGTTGTTACTGCGTTCCGATTCCCAGGTGGTGGTGAACCTCCGCTGTTACCTTTTGCGTTTCGATTACCAACAGGAGCTCCGCCACCTTTGTTTCCTTTGGCGTTCTGATTTCCTTTTGGTGCTCCAAAACGTTTAGGAGCGCTCCTTTTCGATTTAGGAACGCTCTCTTTTAAATCTCTATCCCATTTATCTTGTGATTTCCATTTTCGGATAGTACTTGCAGACACTTCTAACTTTTTGGCAATGTCTACAAGCTTCATTTCTTTTCCGCTTTCTAGCCAAATCCGTTTTGCTTCATCCCTTTTAGGGTCACGTGGTCTAGCCAACCTACATCACCGCCCACCTCCGACTCTTTAAGTTTGAGTTCGTTTTTAAAAATCATCTTTTTGTAACTCTAGGTCTATTTCAATTAGTTTCTTTAGATCATCAACTGATTTGATTTCAATTCTTCCCTCTTGAAAGTCCTTCACCCAACGAGCTATACTGGCCTGAATAATCTTCCTGTACTTCTCCTTTGATTCTAAGACACCAGTAACAGTCATTGCTTCATGCTCTATTAAAAGCTCTTCATTAGAACGTTTGTTTGCTTTTTCCATTGCCTAACACCGACCTTTCAAATATAATGAAAGTGAGATAGTGGCTATTACTCAACTGTGGCCACAGCTTTCCACTATCTCTGCCGTGTTTCGGCACTAATAGGGAGAAGGTGTTACCAGCACCTTCTCTTTTATTTATTTAATAAAACAGGTTCGATTCCTGTGCTTTCATAGAATCGATTTTTAATAACATCACAAAAAACCGGATCCAATTCCATAGTCCGGCATTCTCTATCTAGCTGCTCGCATGTCATAAGGGTAGAACCACTCCCACCAAACAAATCAACAGCAATGTCTTTCTTTTTACTGCTATTTTTCAAAGGAATTGCAATTAATTCTAATGGTTTTTGTGTAGGATGAACATAATCATTAACGTTGCCTCGGCCAACTTCCCAAACAGTTGATGGTTCTAGTTCTTCACCTAGTAAACTAGATCTCCAGGTGGTCGTTTGTTTTCTGTCTCCGTACCATGCAGGTGATTTTCCTTTTTTGTAAGCGTAGAATACTGGTTCATGTTGCCATTTATATTGAGACCAACCAAAAGAAGGGTAATTCTTCACCCATATACACTGAGCACGAACTGAAATTCTGTGTTTATTCATAGAGTTTTCAAATTCACGCTGATAGGATGAACCATGAAAAACATAAATAGCTGCATTTTCTTTCATCAAATGAGAATAACTTTTAAATACACCATCTAGGAAAACATCAAATTCCTCTGCAGACATATTGTCATTCATTATTTTGTCTCTACCGGATTTACTTAATTCCTTAGAATCACTTGTTACTGCAACATTGTATGGTGGATCCGTTATAACAAGATCAGCTTTATCATGACCCATTAACTTTTCAATGTCTTTGAAATTTGTTGCATCGCCACATACCAAAAGATGACGTCCTAATTTCCATACATCACCATAATTTGTTTCGGGTTCTTTTATATTTTTTATTGCTCCTTCAACGTCAAAATTGTCCTCTTTAATAGGCTCATCCACTTCTGTATCTGATGGAAGACCTTCAATCAGCTCTTTAAATTCGTCTTGGTCAAAACCGGATAATTCAATGTCTATTGGACTATCGGATAACTCTTGCAGTAACACCGCCAGTTTTCCTTCATCCCAATCACCGCTAATTTTGTTTAGGGCAATATTTAAGGCTTGTTCCTTGGTATTATCCATATCTACAACGGAGACTTCAACTTCTGTCATTCCTTCTTCTATCAATACTTTTAACCGCTGATGCCCACCGACAAGATTACCAGTACGTTTATTCCAGACAAGTGGTTCAACATAGCCAAACTCATGTATAGAATTCTTTAGTTTTTCATATTCAGGATCCCCTGGTTTAAGATCAATCCTTGGATTATAATCTGCTGGAATCAATTTATTAATTTCAATAGTTTCGATTTTCATAGTATATTCCTCCATAAAGAACACTCAATTCATTTATATTTGAGTGTTTCGATAATATTAAAAAAGCACCCGTTAGGGTGCCAATCATTCTACATATTTCTCTATTTTGTTTAAGGTATTATCCAATTCTTTTTGCAGTATATAGATGTTCATTTCAATAATTTTCTGTGCTATTAGTTCAGAATTTTCCATTGCGTACACACTTGTTTCTCTTTTTATAAGATATTTTTTATACAATTCCTCAGAGAAATAACAATCTTTCACTTCTTGAAATAAACCCATAAATTTCTGTTGCAACTCTAAAAGCTTTACCTCTGTAGGTTTAACATAGTTTGATAAAACTATTAACCTCATAATATCTTTAGTTATCTCAAAATGATATTTTCTATAATTAGTTCTTAATTGATATATTTGATCTTCTTTATCTACACTACTATTCCCTTCAATGCTTTTAACCTGCGCATGTTTGATAACAGAAAATGTAACTAAATCATTATTTAAATCGATATTTATTGATGATATTTTTTCAAGTAAAGCTTGCATTTCTTCGATTTTTTCTAGCTTATTAATTAGATGAAATTTTTCCATTTCTCTCTTTGTAGAATGTTTATTTTCCATTTCTATTGATTTTATTTGCTGCTCGTTTTGTAATTGGAATAAATACATTTGCTGCTCATATTGTTTTTTAATTTGAAACCGTGCCACAAAGTATACTACACTCGCACTAACGATAGCACCAATATACGTCCCCCAGAACGCAATCCATGTATCATCTTCACCCAATTGGAAGGTTAATATTCCAGTATCAAGTAAAGCTACTAATGCGAATGGTGCTCCCAAAATAACAAGTATCACAAACAGAAGCATAAGTATTTTTTTAACCAAATGACATATCTCCTTTTCTAACTATCTTATACTGACAATATCTACCTATTTCAATATACATCTTTTCAAGGGAGTATTCATCTGTTTTACATACGAATTTAATTTTATGCCCGAAAGGGCAAAACGGCCAAGGTTTTTAACCTCGCCGACCTCCCTTCCAGTCTATCATGCTGTTTTTTTATCAATCAAATCATGCAAGAAGTGGCATTTTTGGCATATTTGGCATAACATTTTCTCTTTCATTAGACGAATCTTATTACGATTAATTCCTAAATGATCAGCTATAGATCGATAGCTCATTCCCTCCATCATACAATCCAGGATAATTTTCTGTTGTTCGTCTTCCAAATAATTAGCAATACTTTCGATAGCTTTAACGATTTCTTCATAATCTTTATATCTGTCGTACAAACGTTTGTCTCTGGCATCAAGGGCATCCATTTCAGCATAGCTTTTTAAAGATGTATTCGCTTTAGGTAACGTAGCCTCAATCCCGTATTTTGATACCATCCCTGCAGAAGGTGTCAAACTGTAACGTCTCCAAAGTATGGAGCAAATTCTCGATACTTCCTTCTTTCTCCAGTAATACTGATAGATTAGATCCTCAACCTGTTTTTTCATCAAATCCCACTCCCTCAAGTGTTTTTGCAAATAAAAAAGGACACTAAACAACGCTTATTGCGTCATTCAGTGTCCTCCAGTTGGCTGGTAGAACTTATTATTGAATTCTTTTACTTAAAGCATTGATGTCTTCATAATCAAGAAACCATTCTAGGGAAGGATTGTAGCTCTGAAATAAATCTTTAATTTCTCTACCGTTATTTGAATTTAAGAAACAATATAAAACGTATTTTTCATCACTGCTTAATAATGAAAAAAACATATTTAAATAAAATCTCTTTTCTTCAAATGTTAATCCCTCATTTATATCAATTAGTTTGATTATGGTTAAAACGTTCTTGAAATAATGATCTAGAAGGTAATCAAATTCCGAAAATACTTCTGATAGACTTTCCTGAAAAGTAACCTTAAAGGAATCTTTGTTATCCTTGCTCTCTTCAATCTTCTTTATTATTAAATATTTATAGAATCTAAAAACCTTTCTACCTTCATAAGTTTTACCATCGCCGGGGTGATTATTAGTAAATCCCATCCCTTTAATAATTTCATTATGGTTATTTACTATGTTAAAAAATGTATTTTCAAATTGTTGCAAAGCCATTGTTTTACTTTGTTCTGTAAAAACATCTCTCGTGGCTATTAATTCTTCTCTCTGTAAAGACAATTCTTTCTGTTGCATAATATTAGCAGATACTAATAATAGAAATGCTGCAGCAGATAAAAATGGGGTAGCTGCCTCTCCTAGATACATGGCAAACTTTTGTTCAATAAACAAAGGAATAATAAATGCTGCAATTAATAAAATAGATCCCAAAATCATAAAAGTATTTTGTAAATTCATCTTTTCTTTCAAAACTCTTCCCCCTTTCCTTCCGCATCCGCTTCACTTTACCATAATGGAGAATCATCAAACAGTCACTCAGTGTTCCCCAGATGGCTGGAAGAACTATTTATTTTTGCAATTTGAGAATAAATTCAACTAAATAGTCTTTATAGTTAACAGACTCTTGATTAATTTCTCTTATTATCTGATGAGCTAGCTCATCAGTTTCTTTCATTTTCCTCTTCGTTGTTTCTTCATCTTTAACTTTTAAACCATCAAATTTCTTAATCTCGTGATGTGAATTAATAATATGGTCATTAATTCGATTCTTAAAAATTTTACTATCATCATACATAAATTCAATATCTTCTATATTACTTGTGTCTTCAATAAAAGTTACTTTAGAAAAGAACAATGATAGCATTTCATTTAAATTTAAAAATAACTCATACTCCCTTTGGGACACTTCTGGTAATTGTCTATTTATATGGTCCTCATATTGTCCTTTGTAACACGCTAAGTAAAGATCTTTTATCATAATAAAGTAATCACTAGTCAATAAAGCAATTCTGTTAAGAAGTTCGAGTATCCTGTTTGTCTCATTAATCATTATTTCTAGGTATATTCTATTTCGTTCGTTAGCATCTGTTATTCTTAATGACTCCGTTTGATTTTTAAGTTGTTTCTCGAAATGATCTTTCTGTAGTGAAAGTTGTTTTTCAAATTGCTCTTTTTGTTGTGAAAATTGCTTATCGAACTGCTCTCTTTGCTGTGATATTTGCTTATCAAATTGCTCATGTTGTAGATCTAAACTTTCTTTATTCGCTTGAGAATCTTTCTTTACGATATATAAAGTTGTAAGAATTACTGCTATCATACCTATACCGCCACCAATATAACTCCCCCAGAAACTAATCCAACTATCAGTAGAACCTAAGGCAAAACTAAAAATATCTAAGTTTAATAGAATTGCAATAATCAAGGGTATTACTAACATTAACAGAATTACAATTATCCCTAAAAAAGTCGTTTTCCCTTTTAAAAAACCTTTCAAAACTCCTCCCCCTCTTCCCGCCGCATTCGTTTCACCTTCCCTTGATGTGTAACGATTTTGTATTCACCGAATGGTGGGAGCTCCCTCATCTTCACTACACCATCACAAATAACTATCACACAACTGGAAGGCATATCCATTATATCAAATTCTAGCTTACTTGCTCCCTCTACTAGTTGAAAATCTTCTTTGTTTTGCTGCATTTGCTAGATCACTCCCTGTTGTTATTAATTTCTTGAAAGTGGTAATTGCACTGGGTTGACTGGAGGAGGGTTGGTCTTTTTTATTTGTTTAATTTTTCTAATGAAACAAATCTCCTCGCAAAACGTAACTGTTGCTCAATGTATGGATCATCTTCGTTTCCTCCGGATGCCAACCAGTCTCCAATTCTCTGTTTTATATCTTTCAACACTGACAGGGGAAGCTTATCAGATATATTTGTTATCTCTTGTAATGGTGTCATGTTTTTCTGTTTCTCCTTTCAAAGCTTCTCTAGCAATGTTTAAAACCTTCCATAACTTCTCGTTGTAGGGTGTGAATAAAACTGATTCTCCAGATTCTATTACTAGTAATGCCTGTTTGTAGCGTTGGTTTTCTTTTTTGAGTATTTTCAGATTGTTAGTATATGTTTCATATTCATCATTTCTTGCATCTTCCAATTCCTCTACACGTTCAGATTCCTGAATTATCAAATCTTCTAAATCAGCAGCCATATTAACTGTTTCTTGGTCACCTACAATCCCTAAAACACATCTGATATGGTGTAATTTTTCTTTTATCTCTTTCGACCGTCCACTCATCAAATAGTCCTCCTCACCAAATATTTTTCATTGTTCTCACCGAGCAAAATAAGATAATTAAACTTTTCGATGAAACCATCTAACATTTTTATTGTTTGACTAAATCATCTAACAACTATAATTTCCTTTAACAAATCTAGCTGCATTTTATTCCTCTTTTCTGTGCGAATGTTAGGCCCGCCGAAACGGGCCGTTATTATTTATGCAATGATCGTGATATGCTTGGAATTTATTTCTTTTGCTAAAGCTGCTTCAAGATAATTTTTTATGTTATCAATTGCTTCATTCTTCCAAGCCCCTCCGTCTGCCTCGAATAGAGCACAACGTGGACCAGATTGCATCCGGAATATGAAATCACTCTGTGGTTGTTCAACCTCAACAAATGTACGATACGGAGCAAGCGATACAGGATTTGGTACTTCCACGTTTCCAACTGAAGCAACCCCTACTTTTGCAACTACAGCTTGGGATACCCCATCATCACTAACTGTTTTAACCTGGTCTTCCGTGATATTTCCCACCACTTTCAACATAATGTCACGATCTTCACTTTTTACAAAGCATGATTGAAGCTTAATGTTAAAATCCTCCGTGTCGTACCAGCGATCAAATCGAAATTCTGGGATAAGCGCCTCGGCGTTTACATAGTAATCTCTTACTCTATCTCTGTTAAGAGGGGATTCCACTCTAACTTCTGTCGGACTTACTACATGGACAATCATTTTATCCGATTTATCTACGCCTGAACTAACATAATCTACTAATCCGCTTAATGTGTGAACAATAAATGGTCCTGCAGTTGGCTCCTCAATTAAATGTAATTTTTTATCCGAATAACTTTGGCCATTTTCCTTGTGAATTTCCGCTTTACCCATACCTACGATGTACTGCAATGCTTCTTTAATCATTTTTCATTCCTCCAATTTTTAATTAGTTGATTGATTTCTAAAACTGATTACTTTATCTGGACCTTCTCCTTTGACTACTTCGTTTACTTTTTCACCCGTATCAATCGCTACATCTCCATCATCATCGACAAACATTTGACCCTTTACGCCAGAACGAAGCTCTTTTCCGATGATATTTCCATTGGTATCAGCGCCCATTAACAACTTGGTATCAGCTTCTTTAGCTGGCAACAGTTTCGATTTTGCTACTACTGAAGCGTTGATAACGTCCCGTCTTTCATCACCATAAAATTTAACTTGAATAGTTACTGTTCTTGCTTTCTTTGGATCCGTGTTAGGATCTGCGATGTTATCAAGCACTTTCTGAAGTTCCTCGTTAAAACGAGCTGCTAATGCTCCATCTGCGAATTCATTTAAATCGACCATGTAATCAAATTCCATTGGTAATACCTCCAATTTTTATTAAGCTGCTGATTCTATCAAACTATCAACGACTGACAGGTAATCGAGTGGCACCCCGTTTTTCGATTCAACCATAAATGCATAAACCTCTATATCATACATTGGAATAGATTTTCTCCCTCCTTCTTTAGCGTTTTTAATATATTTTTGAAGCATGTTATTTGGAATAAGATAAACCTCTCTAACAGCACTCATTTCGACGATTAGGAAGGAAACCGCTCCTTGCTTTTCTGCATGGTCCAAATATCTGACCTGATGATCTTGAATGATGCTGAATGGGAGTCTCTTTTCATTTGTTGACTTTGCTTCAAAAACGATTGATCTACCTTGATAAACTCCGTCGTAATCAACGGTACTCTTCTCTTCAAAGAACCCACTCAATACTCTGGTTCCTTTTGATTTCAGAACCTTTACTGGTGTAGGTCGCTTGTTGATTAATGCTCGTCCCTTGTTTTTATAAAGTTGATTGGTGTAATTCAATTCAATTTCAAAGGCTTGCCCTCTTTTGCCTGTATAAATGCTCATTTTGTATTTTACCTCCACCCTTTTTGTAGTTATTTACATAAGCATTTGTTCCGTTACCGTTAATCCACTCTGACAGCTTTTTTGGAATAACTATTGGATCCGGACCTCTACGCTTCTTTACTGCCATCAGAACCACCCACTTTCAGGGTTTCCAGCTTCAACTCTAATCGCTCGTTCCCTTGCTAATGCTAGTTTTAGTTCTCTCTTGGTTTTACCCTCTGTGTCGAGATAACCCAATTCGTGTAGTTGATCTTTGATGTGATTAATCATGAGCTGTTCTTGTGTATAAGCTAATTTCATGAGATCACTTCCTAAGGTTTATTTTTGATTCTGGTCAAAATGGGAGATCATCATCTGATATATCAATTGGGTCTCCGCCTTCAAATGAATTATTTTGACTTGGTTGCACATTTGGTTGACTACCGCTATTACTTTGACCGTAACTTCCATGGTTATCAGAGCCTTGATTACCCTTAGACTCTAAAAACTGAATACTATCGGCAACAACTTCGGTAACATAGACCGTTTTACCGTCTTGTCCTTCATATATCCGCGTTTGTACTCTTCCATCGACGCCGATTTGACTACCTTTTTTCATGTAGTTTGCTAGATTTTCAGCTGGTTTTCTCCAAACAACCCCATTGATAAAGTCAGCCTGTTGTTGCTCACCCTCTTTTTTGAATGGGCGATTTACCGCTATGTTGAAATTAGCTACTGCGACGCCGTTTGGTGTGTATCGTAAATCTGGATCTCTTGTTAACCTACCAACTAAAATCACTCTGTTTATGCTCAATTTAATTCCTCCTTCATTTAGCAAATTGCTTTAATCGTTCTGCTAGCCTTCTCTGTTGTTCGGCTATATCATTATTTTCTTCTGAAGTTTGTTCAGCACTTGCAGCTTGTTTGTGTTTTTTATTTTTAAACCAGTCTGGAACAACTTCTGCTTGTTGTTGTCTAGGATAAAAAGGTTTTCCAGACGTCTGTTTATTTTTGAACTCAACCTCTTCTGCATTTGCCTGCTCGATGGTTTTAACCCCTTTTTCATGCCATGATTTCAAAATACTTTTCGCATATCCCCAGCTAGGTTTATTTCTATAAAGCGATCTTTTTAATGCTTCAGTGACCATTTCATCACCCATGTCATTTATCCAATCAAGCATTTCTTCTGTGATACCAGGTCTAATCATTCCAATATTGTTTTGATAATAAACAATTGCATCGTCAGTAGTTGGAGAAGGTGGAGTTATTTCCTCTACTTTCTCTTTACTTTCCTTTACTTTACTTTCCTTTACTTTACTTTGTGTACTAATGTCATCATCTATCGAGTTAATGTCTACAATAACTAAGTTTCTGTACGCTTTAATGTCCTTTTCGTCCAATAACAGGTATTCAGTGTCGATGTTGACACGTTTTCTTCTGGAGGATGCTTCTAAATATCGCTTTTGAATCCCAGTAGAACTAAGGATTTTATGGTTGTCATATAGTTGTTTTGAAAAAATACCCCACTTTAAGCAATCATTAATGACCTCATTAACTTTATTAATGTCTACATTAACTCTACGTGAGAATAATAACTGTTCTTTTTCTTCCCATTGATAGTAATAACTGTTGTCATAGATTTTCATTAACATTTTTATAATTACACCGAAACCTTCGAGTCCATGTGTTGCTTCAATTAATGCGATTTTGTCATCTTGATCTATGTCAACATCTAATGGGAAGTAGTCTAAGCCTTCTTTTATTGGTCTGGCCACTCACCTCACCTCCAACCCGTTTTATTTTGTTAATTCATGCGATGTAAACTACTTTTCCTGTCAGCTCTTGTATTTCTCTTTTAAAAAATGCTTCATTGCTATTTGCATCTGACAAGTGTAGTAAGTGTATCTCTTGAACTTTTGATAGATCATTGGCCAACAAAAACTCCTTAACGTTTTCTAAGCTAAAATGAGACTTAATAAGACGATTTTTCATACCTATATGGGTGTGTCCGTTCTCGATGTTATTATTCAAAATATCCATGCTATAATTGCACTCAATTAAAAGATGTGTTAGCCCCTTGAACTTGTATCGAATGTAATAAGTATCAGTAGCAAACAAAAGCTTCTCACCAACCTTATTTACTAGCAGGAATCCGTATGGTTCCGATACATCGTGCTGAACATCAAATGGAAGTACTGTCCATGTTCCAATTTCAAATTGCTGCTTAGATTTAACCTTTTTGATTCTATGATTACTAACCCCGACCGCTTCTGCGGTTCCTGGTGACATGTAACAGTCAATTCCTGACCTTGTGACGTCTTTTAAACCGGCGCAGTGATCTTTATGCTCATGTGTGACCAAACACCCTGCTAAGTTACTAGTTTCAAAATTCAGCGCTCTTCTGATTGATTTGAATGGTATTCCACACTCCAGAAGCAAGGGAGTGCTACCATCTGTAATATGGTAGCAATTTCCCTTTGATCCGGATGCTAGTGTCTTTATTTCAATCATCAGAATGCAGGACCTTGATCTTGGTGATTTTGCTTCGGTTCAGGCACTGATTCTGTAGTATCTTGACGATCATCACTCTGGTCAACTTCCGTAAACTCTACATCTTCAACGTCTATTTCTTCGCTATTTGCATTTTCTGCAATTTGTTTTTGAGCTGACTTTTCTGGAGTAATATCTACTCGGTCATTGTCATATTCATTTTCAGTTGAATTATTGATTGCTTGGACAAGTAAATCACTGTCATCACTGGTATTGATAAAAGCTTTTGCTGCTCTATTGATAACTGTACGTTTGGCCATCTCTTGCGGGAATTTTTGGTGTACCGATTGCTTTGTTTTAGATTGTGCCCAAGCTGTATCGATTTCTTTTCTAGTCATAGGCGTCAACAATTCCTCATCATCACTTGTTTTAACTACAGCATAGGCTCCTAAAATATCGTTATCTCTATTCAAGAAGTTTGTTTCATGCTTCAACAATTTCTCGCGCCCGCCAACGATTTCATAATCAAAAACATCTCCTTCAAAAATTACGTTTGCCCAAATGTCTTTTACGTTTGTTAATCGTTTAAGAACTGATTGCGTACCAAAATAAGAACGATTAAGTTGCAGTTGATCACCGTAAACGATGAAATAACATTGAGTTTTAGCTGGGCTTAAACCTTGTACAACCATGTCTAACAATGAATTCGCTACTGATTCCCTGGTACAAACCTCTAATGCCGGTCGGCCGCTCTTATCTTTCACTTCTCTTAGTTTAAAAAAGGCACTTTTTAACGCGTTGCTAGCATTATAGTTGGATGGGAGTTGCAACCCATCATCCTGCAACCTAGTTAAGCTTTTATTTACATCGTCTGTAATATCTTTTTGAATAATTGCTACTTGATTATTGCTCATTCTCTTTCTCCTCCCGCTTTTCTAATTGCATGCTCTGCCCTTTCCCATACGTCGATACTATGGACTTCATCGTTACAATACTTAAGAACTTCCTGTAGCGCTTCGAGTAATTCCGGTGCAGCGCTTATTAAATGTCTATCGGAATCGCTTGATATGCTTTCAGCGACTACTCGGCCGCCATAGTACGCAACATGTTTATCATCAGTGTTTTCAATGCGATCTGTTATTACTGAGTCTGAGTTCCTACCTAACTGCCATTTACCAGGAGTTCTACCCATTAAGCTGCCTCCCGCTCTTCTTTAACTTCAATTCTCAATTCCTTATCTTCTTCGGAAACAATCAAGCTAATAACCTGCGCATCAATATCAATCAATTTTGTAACACTCTCTGCGTTATCAACGAATATTGGAGCTTGTACACCGTAATGCTCTGATAGAGTATTGATAATATCCAAGCCAACATTTATCCTTGCAGCATTGTTCAAACCGCTTGAATAAGGAACTCCTTCATACGTTGTTTCACACGTTTCCTCTAATCCACCGTTAATATGTTCCTTAAACAGATTGAACCTAGCGTATTTAAATTTGCTGTTTATTTTCTCGGTAAGTAGATTTACCTTTGTTTTTACGAATTCTTCAGCAAGGAATAATTCATGCTCGAGTCGCTCAAATTCTGCAGCTAAATTCTGTTGTTGCTCCTCAAGCTCTGCAATTCTAGACTTAACTCTTCCTGACTCATTTAGAGAGCTTAAATCTGATGTTAGAGCGTTCTGCTTTTCTTTTAATGTTTGAATCTCAATCTGAACTTCTTGAACAGAGGCTTCAACTGACGTTTTCAAAGTTTCAATTTCTTGTTCAGAAACTTGTCTATCGTTCATAAGCTTTTGATATAAAGGATTTTCAGAGATAGGTTTAATATTGCTTTCTGATTCTTTAATTTTGGTTTCGAGCTTGATAATCTCAGATTGTTTATTAGATACTTGCTGATTAAGTTTGTTTATCTCGGTATCAGCACGTTCATTTTCTTCAATAAGAATTTGCAATTTTTCTTTTAGTTCAACGCCCTTTTTATTTATAGTTTCAAGCAATTGCGCCTTATTGCGATTGAAGTTAGCTAACGCTTCTTCCTTTTGTTCCTCTGGAAGGTCTTGACCGCAGGTCGGGCAGCTACAACTATTTTCATGATCGAACTCCTGAGTATTTCTTTCAATCCACTGATTACGCAGTTCTCCCATGCGCTCTTCTAAATCTTTGATATTACTTGAATTAATGCTCTTACGTTGTTCAAACGAGGAAACTCTTGACTGTAGAATGCCTACATTAGATTGCTCCTCTTGAAGTTTAGCTTTTAAGCTGTACAACTCTTGTTGACCCTGTTGAGCATGTTCTTTTTTGACGTTAGCTAGTTCCATGTCAATCTCACTGATTTTCATTTTGAGATTGTTAACCTCACTACCACTACGTAGGTTATTTATATTTGATAGTTTCGAGTCTATTTCATCTGCCAGATTATCAAGTTCAGAAAGGATATTTTCTTTACTTAATCCTCCGGTATCTGGCATTCCTCGGTATAATTCGTCAATTCTTATTGGAATGCGATCCAGCTCTTGATTTATTTCTTTACGTTTAGCAGTAATTACTTTTTTATGGTCCTCGATGCTTCTACCGCTCAAAACATCGATTAGTTTGGATAAGTCTGAATTAGTTCTAATGACATCTTCGTCGGTAATATCTCCCGCAATTTCAAGAAGCAAATCACGACGGTCTTTCCAGTGGACATTTTCGTTGAAAAATCCTGGACTGGTTAGGAGTTTAAATACATCCTCTTCTACGATGGATTTTATAATTTCTTCATATTCTTTTTTCTTACTTGGGACGTCGTCTACGTAATAATCTGTAGTATGGCCAGTAAAATTAGCTGTAATGGATCCACGTTTTTTAGTCCATTTCTCTGTGAACACTTTTTTTAATGAAAGCTTTCTGTCATCTATTAGGAAAACAGCTTCCACTTCGTGATTAAGTTTGTGAATGACTTTCCCATCGCGCAAGGTCTTAATTCCAAATTCCTTTTGATTCTGACTGTCTTTATCGAACAGCAACCATATGAATCCATCCTTTGCAGTCGTTTTACCGGTTCCGTTTTCTCCAAAAATACCTGCATTCATTCCGTTAAACGTAAATTCTTGATGCTTAATCCCTTTAAAATTGGTGAGCTCCAGCTTAAGCAATATTATTTTCTTCATCGAAATTCTTCCCCCATTCACTTTCGTAGTATGAAACTAAAGATTTCAAATCCTCAATTGTTCCCATTTCAGCAATAGACCTAGCAACTGCAGTAAAAATTAACTGCCTGTTTTCTGGTTTAGAGTCCTTTTTTCGGGCATCCATGTAATACTGGACAAAATTATTCACATTAACCTCTCCTTGTCCCTATTTCTAATCCGATGTATAATAGGGTTATATTTGATTAATTTGGTGATTTTCAAAACGTCCGGTGCAACGGGCGTTTTTATTTTATTCTCCTTTCAATTTATTAGGGTTAATCTCCCCTTTAGCAGACAGAAACACCTAGGAGGTTATCAGGGGGGATGAATCGATATTTCTATCCGCTAAAGGAAGGACTAAGCCTTCCAAATCTATTTAGTTTGTGGTAAAATATAATTAATCTATTTAATCCTGCTCACTTGACACAGTGGGCTTTTTTTCTGTCCAAAATACGACTTCTTCTAGGTCTGCATGGATTGGGTAGTCTGAATATCTATTCGTTTCAGCATCACTCGTAAGCACAGAATGCATATTTAGAATTACGTAAAACTTATTGTTTTCATCACGGAAAGCAACAGACGATAATTCTCCGTTTCCATGCCAATCAACTTGTGTTAAAAGATAATCATTGCCCCATAATCTGATATAAGCTCTCATTTAAACCCTCCTAAACTAAAATCATAGTGATGATAAATATTAAAATTGGGCTCCCCATAATTCCGTAAAACAGTAATTCCTGTGATAGTGTTACATCGCTAGCATCGTCAGCGATAAAGTATTCAATGATTCGATTTCTCATGGATAAAACCTCCGAATCTCTTCTTGTTCAATCAGGTACAACAAATTTCTCGCTTGGTCATATAGTTTCTTTTGTTTTTGCATTTCGGCTAATCGACGAGCTGATTTAGCTGCTGATTCTAAGTAGTTTGCAATCTGATAATAATCTTTTTGATAACCGTGATAAGTTGCCATAAACATACTGTTAGAAAAATCCTTAGATTCTTTTTCGGCTTTTGGTAGATCTTCATCTAAAAAATCCATGTAAACCCTCCTAGTATTGTGCCTGTGATTATTGATGCGTATGGTTGTAGTTGATCGACCACTTGTGCAGATGCATATAGAGACATAAGCACGTCTGGGTTGTTTGTGATTTTGCACCACTTTATTAAAATTTCCGCTTTAAGTTCATATAGATCTGTTTCCAACCTAGATACATTGCTGATTGACATATAGAGCGCATTAGCCATGCTTTCTTGGCTCATACCAGCTCCTTTCCGCATTTTTCGTAAGATCGCACCAAATTGCATTCGCTACTCACCTCCCTCGAATTTGCTCTATAAGCAAATTTGCCACTATGGCAAAGACCTGGGATGCTGACTGACTTATAATGTAATTACCGACTCCCTCAAGTTGGTTTTGCTAGATTGTTAGATTGCTTGATTAATTTCCTGCGATAGAAGCGATTGATATTGATTGTCTTTCGCCCACTGCTCTAAAAATGAGCGACATTCTTTCGCAGGAAAATACCATTTTCCACCTGTGTTAAATTTCGGGAAATTTGGATCGTTAAAGAATTTTTCTTGCATTGTGTTCCAAGACATATTGGTTTGTCGTTTTAGCTCTTTCGTATCCCAGTAGGTAGTTTCTAATTCAATCTTGTTCAGTCGTTTCCATACTTCTTCCAAATATATTTGTTTTAGTTCGTCTTGATTGACTTGGATTTGGAACATTAGATGACCTCCTGTATATTTAATAATTTGTTGACGAAGTAAATCTGACCTTTCCCAGTTATCTTTGGAGTGCGAGTTTTTCTCATTTCGCCGTCAGAGCCACTTCTTAACCCGTGCTTTGTAACCATGATTCCTAAATCAAGACTTCTTTGAGTTGGAGTGTTCCACATTTCACCTTTTTGCCTACAAAGATAACCATTGACTCGTAACCAACTGAAAAGTCTATTTGTTCCAATATCTATACCTTTTTGCTTTAATACAGTTGCTAAGTCTTTTATTAATACAGTGTCTTTCGAAACACTTACTGCATCCGCATAAACAACTTTTGGTTTTTGTAATTCAATGGTTTGCTCTGCTTGGATACGCTTGGTTTGCTCTTCTTTTAAGTTTGTTGCTAGCTTGATAAGAGTATCTGGATTTAATAAAGCCTGTTCGATTGTTTCTGGTGTCATGTATGCTCCATGTTTTCTGATAGATGGAATGACTTCATGTGTTATCCATCGTTTGAATTGTTTAGCTTCTGGTTTTCGACTTGATAAAACCAAACTGTATAAACCAAATTCGTTTATCGCCTGCATCTGTCTTTTTTGACTCCCGTCATTTAAAGTGACACTAGCTTTTTCATCGCTATCTAAACGAGTTAGAGCTTGTCTGCTGTTGTTAATTTCTAAAATGTCGCAAACATCTTTAGCCACAAACCAAGGTTCATTGTTTTGCTCGATAATTCTTAGTTGCTGACCGTCAAACATTTTTGTTAATTGATTCATTTACTTACCTCCTTAATTTGATCACCTTTGATTTTCACACCCAAGATTAAGCATCTAATATCATGGCGTTACCTATTAGTCCTGCTCCCTACCGCAATTGATAGATCGTCGCATGCTCCGCTCGATTAGATATATAATCTTGGATGTGATAGTGATGTGGTTAGATAGCTGATTTATTGTTTGTTTCCAGACTTTTTATAACGGATTCCGTTAGTTTATTATCAAAAAAAACAGCCGGGTTTACATTTAATGTTTTCGCTATAACTTTTAGGCGTTCTACGTCTAATCTTGTTTTACCAGAGGTTATATGAATGTAACCTTGTAAAGATAAATTTAATTTATTTGCTAAGTGCGTTTTAGTAACGCCTTTTGACATTCTTATTTTTTCTACATTTTCGTGTATCATTTTTCTCTCACCTCCAACTAACGTTTTCCGTTAATTTAATAATACTAACGGATTCGGTTATTGTCAACAGTTATTTTAAACTTTTTCTCAAATACCGTTAGTTATATAACATATTGCGTTACTTTTGGTAATATGTATGTAATGATGATCGATAGAATTGAACAGGGGGAACACCCATGAATACTGGGGATAGAATAAAAAAATTAAGAAAAGAAATGCGTTTAACACAAGTAGAATTAGGAAGTAAAATTAATTCATCCGCCCAAGTAATTTCTAATTGGGAAAGAGGATATACCTCATTAAGTCATGATGACGTAGTAAGGTTAGCTAAAGCTCTAAATACAAAAACTGATTATTTACTTGGTTACAGTGAAGAATCTGGATTAACAGAGAAAGACGAAAAAGATATAGCTAAACGAATGAAAAAAATAAAAAAAGATTTAATAGAAGGCAATGCTGATGGTGAAGGTTTGAACTTCATGGGAGAGCCAATGAGTGAAGAAGCTATTGAGTCCTTACTGGAAGCTTTAGAACATGCTGAACGTATAGCTACTTTAGCAAACAAAAAATATACCCCAAAAAAATTTAGAGATAAAGAATAATTCTGAGGGGGCATTTTATGTGGATTAAAGAAATCGTTGAAAACCTTGTAGAAAAATACGGAACCAATGATCCGTATGAAATTGCATCAGCAAAGAAAATATTTGTATTCGAAAAAAATATGCACGAAGAAATATTAGGATTTTATAAATATATAAGAAGAAATCAATTTATTTTTTTAAATTCTAACTTGAATGAGAGAGAAAAGATATTTACTTTAGCCCACGAGTTAGGACATTCAGAAGTTCATCCAAGAATTAACGCCCCTTCTCTTAAAAGAAAAACTCTTTTTTCTATTGATAAGATAGAAAATGAAGCTAATAGATTCGCAGTTGAACTTCTTCTTCCAGATAAATTGATTTACGAACATCTGGATGACAGATTGACATTGCACGAGATTGCCGAAATATATTGTGTACCTAAAGAAGTCAGTCATTTAAAAAAATTTTAACATTTATATGGGTACATTGATTCAAGAACAAATATTCTTTTATATATTTAAGAAAGGTGATGGTGATTTAAATTGAAAAGACATCTATTTTTTGTATTTATAACTTTAATATTATTTATGGCAGCTTGCAATGAGAGCGATCCCCCCCCTGTTGAAGAAACTGAGGATAATAGAAGTTCTGCTGAGAAACAAGCTGAATGGATGGAAGAGCAAGAAAGTGAACAAGAACCTGAAGAAATAGAAGATGACTTTTGGGAATTCGAAACGGATGTTGGTAAATTTTATATGCTTGGTATGTACCTAAATGATGGGATTAATGAAGAAACCGGAATGTATGAAGTAGACTTTGACGGTTTTAAGGTTGATCTGTCTGTTGCACTGGTGGACATCGATGTAAATGAAGAATATCAATATATGTATGATGGACAAGAAAACATCAAAGCCATTCAGATAACAACAGATGTTGAGAATACTAATGACTTTGATGTTGATTACAATGGTAATATAACAGTGGTTACTAGTGATGGCGAGCAATTAAATAGTGACTCCGGTATCATGTCTGAGAATCCTGCTGTACAAACGTATTACGGAAAAGTAAAAGAAATAGGTGCATTTACCATTGTTATGGGAAGCCACGATTCTTTGCCTGAAAGAATCGAATTAATAATGGATGGGCCATACATAGTGGAAGATGGTGCTGTCGATCCGGTGAATGGACAATTAGGAGAAGAACAGCGAATAGAATTCGACTTTATTTCTAAGGACGAAATAGAGTAAAAGTTATTGGATGAGCTAAAGGGATATTTCTATATAAAAATAAAGAGACAAAGGAGCGACATATATGATTGCCATTTCGATTTTAGGTGTTTTTGCTATTATTTCCGCATTAATTTACCTTGTTTTTCACTTTATTAAAAAGTTAAAAGACAAAGAAAGAGTATTATCTAAGAAAATCTTCTATCCTTTCTTAATCGGCGGGTTTGTTCTAATAATTATTGGATCTGCGGAAATCGGAACCCAAGCAAGATTAAATGAAGCATTAGAAGATGTCGAAGTTCTAACAACTGAAAACAAATCTTTAGAATCAGAGAAAGATGAACTAGAAACAGCGTTATTGGAATTAGAAACTGAACACGAGGAAGATGTTTCAGGACTTGAAGATGAGGTTAAGAAATTATCGTCTGAAAATGATGATTACAAGAAACAAATCGCATCACTTGAAAGCCAAGATGCAGAAATTGAGGAGTTAGAGAAGAAAGTTAGTGAACTTACAGCAGAAAATAAAGAACTAGATAGCGAAGTGAGTAGTTTAGAATCGCAATTAGCAAGTGCTAAAGCTGCTCCCCCTACTTCAACAGCATCTGCATCAACAGGTGGTAGTTCAGGCTCTTCTGGGTCATCTAGTTCGAGTGGTTCTACAACAGCAAGTACAGATGTTTACTATAAAAACTGTACCGAAGCAAGAAATGCTGGCGCCGCACCTGTATATAAAGGTGACCCTGGTTACGCATCTCATTTGGATAGAGACGGTGACGGAGTAGGCTGCGAATAACAATAAAAGTGTAAATTAACTTGTATGCCCCCTCTTTAAGGGACGAACTAATGGATTGAAAATCTTTAAATACAAGTAGGTGATAAAAGTGAAGATAAGAAAACCAAGGTCCCCTATTTCAAAAGCGAAATCTAGTGTGAAAAGAAGTGTTAAAAAATCCGTTACACCAGGATACGGCAAAGGTGGAGCAACAGCTCTAAGCAACCCGAAAAAATACATCAAGAAAAAAGCGACAGGACAACCTCTTACAAAAAAGAAGAAAAAAGGATTCTTTTCATTGTTTAAATAAGATAAATTAATTATAACGGTGTACAAACGTCTGTACACCCTCTCTTACGCACTGAAACAGAACGTATGTTCAGTTGTGTGGTAATTAACTCATTTAAGGAGGTGACAGTCAATGATGTTATGAAATGTATAAGAAAAAGTTGTATGCTGCCACTAACATAGAAAGGAAAGATTCAATGATGAATGCAAATATCACCTATCGCAAACGTGGGAACGGGTGGGAATACCGCATCCGATACGTCGATGCGATTACTAAAAAAAGCAAAGAAAAATCAAAAATGGGATTTCGCACGAAACCAGAAGCGAAACTCGCTGCCGAAGATGTACAACGTAAATTACAAGATGGCTATGATCAAAGTTATATTATGTTAAAAGACTATCTAAAATTTTGGATTGAGGAATATAAAGTTGAAAACGTACGTAAGAACACACTATGGACCTTAATGGGAAGTATTGATAATCACATTAATCCATACTTCAAAAATATTGAATTAAAAGAGGTAACCCCTTCCCTCTATCAATCTTTTTTAAACTACTTGTACAAAGATAAGAAACTTGCTAGAAATACAATATTAAAGGTACACAACGCAATTTATAGCGCTATGAAAAGAGCGAAAGTTAATAAACTTATAACTGATAATCCATGCCAGGATGCATTAATACCTGGAAAAGAAAATAATAAGGATATAAAATATATTGATTCTGATCAGGTGGATGCTTTTTTGTCTAACGCCTATCAGTATGGATATATTTACTGGATATTTTTCAAGTTACTTATTGAAACCGGCATGCGTAAAGGGGAAGCTGCTGCTTTGCAGTGGACGGACATTGATTTTAAAAATGGTACTATCAATATAAATAAAAGCCTTGACTTTCAACCTAGAAATAAAGATGAAATGTTTGGAGATACAAAAACCATAAGCTCAGAACGCATAATTACCATTAGAAAATCTGTTGTCGAAGAGTTGCGGTTTCATTTAAACTGGCAAAATCAAAACAAAAAACAGGTCAATGACCTATATCATCACGACCTGAATCTTGTATTATGTAGGCAAGACGGAAACTTTATGCCAAAGTCTAGTTTATTTAACGCCTTTTCTCGTATCTTGAAACTAGCAAACATAAACCCTTTACCTATTCATTCTTTACGTCACACGCACGCAGTTTTAATGTTGGAAGCTGGGGCAGATATGAAGTATTTACAAGAACGCCTTGGTCACGGGAGCTATCAAATAACCGCTGACGTATATTCTCACGTATCTCAAAAAATGGAGAAAAGCAACACAATCCAATATGATGATTACATGAATAAAATACTGAAATGA